TCGGAACCGGGAAAAGTTACACGGCCGCCTGCATTGCGAATGAGCTGCTGGATCAGATGATCACGGTGGTTATGACATCATTCGTGAAGATACTGCAGAACATCCAGGGCAACCCCGACGAGGAAGAGAGAATAATGGCGGGACTGAATGTAGCAAAGCTGCTGATTATCGACGACCTGGGAGCAGAGAGAAGTACCGATTATGCGTTAGAGAAGGTGTACAACATCATCGACAGCAGGTATTTATCCGGAAAGCCGCTGATCCTCACTACGAATATGACATTGAAGGATATGCAGGAGTCAGAGGACATCCGATACAGACGTATCTATGACAGAATATTTGAGATGTGCTTTCCGGTAAGGTTTGCAGGCAGAAGTTGGAGAGAAAAGGCGGCGTCGAAGAGGTTCGATGCCATGAAGAATTTAATGGAGGAATGACAGCATGGGATTGATTAAGGTGGCAGAAATCAGCATTGACAAGCTGGAAGATCGCAAGACGGTTACGGCAATTCTGCACGAGAACGGTTATACCGTCGGGCCAGGAAAGAGAAAAAAGACAGAGACCGGAAAGCAGTTAGATTACTACTTGAAGGTGTATGTGGAGGAAGGCACAGATAAGGCAGAACTCTACAAAGCAACAAGCGGAAAAACGAAGGTGACAGCCAAGAAGGTGACGGATAAGATGTCGGCCGAGATTGGCGACAAGGCATAGGAGGCAGAAAGTGGATGAAGATATGAAGCAGATTCGTTTCACAATACCAGGACAGCCATTCGGGAAACAGAGACCGAAGTTTTCAAGAGCTGGGGCGTATGTTAAGACGTACACCCCGAAAGAGACCACCAGTTATGAAAACCTGGTGAAGCTGTTTTACAACGAAGCAGCCAAAGGAAAGATGTTTCCGGAAGGGGCAATGCTGGATGTAAGGATAATTGCATATTACGAAATTCCGAAGTCCACCAGCAAGAAGAAGCGCAGGGAAATGTTGGAACACAGGATCAGACCAACCAAGAAGCCGGACTGGGATAATATCGGCAAGATTGTTTGCGACAGTCTAAACCTGGTAGCGTACCACGATGATTCGGCAGTCGTGGATGCACAGGTAAGGAAGTTTTACTCAGAAACGCCGAGGGTTGATGTGATGATAAAGGTCGTAGGACCGGATCAAATTTAGGAGGTAGACAATGGCAGGAAGAAAGAAAACTGAAACAGTGGAAGCAGAAGTTGTTGAGACAGCGGTAGTACCGGCAGGGAAAATGGAGTTCAGGCTGATTAACCCAACAGAGGATGGCTTCCTCAGACGCATTCAGTGGAACAAGGAAGAGTTGGAGGCTGCAGTAAGAGCCAAGATTGCTGGTTACGAGAATGTGGTTTACACAGAGGAAAACATTAAGGCGGCGAAGAATGACAGGGCAGAGCTGAACAAGCTCATTAAGGCTATTGAGGAGAGAAGAAAGCAGGTAAAGAACATCATCAATGAGCCTTATGCAGTGTTCGAGGCAGAGCTAAAGGAAATCACGGCACTTATCAATGAGCCGGTTGCGCTGATCGACCAGCAGGTAAAGGCGTTCGAGGAGAAACAGAAGGAAGAAAAGAAAGCGGCTATCAAGGCTACCTACGATGAAAATATCGGAGATTTGGCCGAGGTATTGCCGTTTGAAAAGATTTTCGACAGTCGCTACCTTAATCAGACATATAAGCTGGCAACCGCACAGAAGGAAATTGTGGACAAGATCGACACGGTTAAGACAGATTTGGAGACTATCGACAGCCTGGATAGTAAGTATAAGTTGAATGCGAAGGATGTGTATATCAAGACCCTGGACCTCAGCAAGGCACTGGCAGAGAACAAGAGACTGGCAGACTTGGAAGAAAAACTGGAAGCAGACAAGCGCCGTAAGGCAGAGGAAGAAGCTGAGAGAAAACGCCAGGAAGAAATCCGCAAGCAGAAAGAAGCTGAGGAGCAGGCAAAGCGCGAGGCAGAAGAAGCGGAGCGTAAAGCGGCAGAAGCTAAGAAAGCACAGGAAGCCGCCGCAGAAGTCGAACAGACAGAACCTCAGTCCGAAATGGGTAAGGTGATTGAGTCTATTGAAAAATCGGCATTCGCCCAGGCAGTAGCCGGAGAAACGCAGGCGGCACCAGCAGCGCAGGTGGTTGATCCGTTTGCGCCAAAAGAAGAACCTGAGCAGGAAAAGAAGTACAGAGTACGTTTCTTTGCAGACGGAACTAAGGAGCAGCTGGGGAAACTGATTGCTTTTATGAATGAGAACAATATCAAATACGGCAAGATTGCAAAGGAGAGTAAGTGATGAATGATTTTGACAAGAAATTGGATTTCGACAGCAATACCTTCGAGAATATGAAGCACGATATGAATTTTGTTCTGCAGAGACTTCTTGGAAACATGATTGAGAAGCAGTCCAACGAAGGAAGTATGACAATTAAGATTGACGTTACCATGGTAAAGGAGTTTATCCCGAACTATGACCCGAATATCAAGGGAGAGTCCAGGGAGATTAGCAAGCCGCAGTTCAAGCACAAAGTCACATCTGCAGTAAAGATTACCGACGAGAAAGGTGGAAATCTCAATAACGAGATGGAGATGGTTATGGATGAAGAGACTGGTTGTTATGTATTACAGCCGATTGCGAACACCCAGCAGAGAACGATTTTGATTCAGACTTCATGCAAGGTCAGAAGCAGGAAGGTGAAGGAAACGAGGATATTATCGACGGTACATACATCGATGCAGATGTAAGACCGGCGTTACCTGGACCGGCAGATGAAGAGAAGCCTGCGGAGACCGAGAAAACAGATACCCAACCTGCAGAAGAAACGCCGTCAGAAGAGAACAACGGAGAGCCGGGAGATACACCGGCCGAGGAACCTAACGAGGAAGAGCCGGAGGATATTACAGACGACATCCTGGGAGATGCAGACACAGAAGGTTACGATTACGAAGATCCGGAGGAGTAGATATGGGACTGATGAAACCAAGAGTGAGCAGTTATGTGGACAGAGGCAATGAGTTGATTGCAAAGGGCAAGACCAAGCAGGCAATGAACCTGGTGAGTCACGGTCTGCAGTATTACTCAGAGAGGGTTATCGACAGCATATCTCCATACGCCAAGAACGACGCGGGACTGATAGTTTTAGTCCTGCGCCACCTGGCAGATGAAGTCGAGAAGAACAACCCAGGAGCAAAGGAACTGGCGGCTGGTATGGAGAAGTGCGTAGGCAAACCTTCCCTGCAGGAGATTGAAAGAATTAAGAAACCGAACAGAAAGTAAGGAGGCAGAATGAATACACCGGAGAGTGATATGGAACAGATGAAATTTGCGAGAGAATGGGTAAGAGCGCATGCTGCAAAGAAGATGGCAAAGTATGAGAAAAAGCTGAGAAGAGCTGCAAAGGATTTCTTCGGGCATCCGGTAGCAATCGCATATTTGAAGCCTGGCGTGATGCTTGAGATTAAAGATACCGGAGAAAAGGCAAAGATTGTAGCGGACGAAGAGAAAGGATAAATGACATGGCAAGAGGTTTCTTATACGTGTATGAGCGGATATACAAAGGAGAGACTGAGATGCAGACTGAGTTCCGGAAGATACCGGTCAACGGTAAGCGAACCTCAGTTGCAGATCAGAGGAGAGTCCGGAAGGTTATCTCAGACAATGCGCACAGAATAGCGCAGGAATGCTCGGTGCTGGTGAGCTATCCAAAAATGAGAATTGAGGGTACTGCAGTCAACCTGGGAGACGTGCATATAATGCTCCCGGACTGCAGAATCATCGGTATTGAGGAATTGAAGAAAATCGAGCGGGGGGGGTGAAAAGTTGGTAGAGGTATATTTAAGAACTATAGATGGATGCGAGAAAAAATTTATCGGAGACATAATCATCAACGACGATACCGTTCAATACATCAAAGAAGATGGCAGCGGAGAAACAATATACAAAAAGTATATTAGCGAACTCATAATAAAAGGCGACTGTCTGCAGGTTGAAGCCATGGGGAACGTGCATATTCAAGCACCGTGGGAAAGAATGACAGCACCGAGATATAACGAGTACAAGGTAGGACCGAAGCATGGATGGTAAAGAAATGCGTAAGAACAGGAATCAAGAAAAAGAGTGCATTTATGAAGAATATGCAAAAGCGATTAGAGAGTGTGGAGAAAAGTATATTGGGCATCCAGTGACAGATGCAGCAATATACGACATAAAGGCTCACATAGATCATATTGCAAATGTGCTATCGGAAGAAACCGGGTTGAATATCGTTGCCGGTCCAGTAACAGTGAATGGAGATGGAACTATTGAAGTGATGCAGCCGATAATAATGTTTCCAAACGGAAGGTTCGGCTTGCTAGAATACGCATTTGGCGATTAATAAGAAAGGAGTGATAAAACCCCATGAGGTCCTACAATCCGTTCGGGACTTGCAGGAACTGCGGGTGTCAGATTATGTGGGTTAAAACAAAGGCTGGAAAGAATATGCCGGTAGACCCAACGATGATCAGCTACCGCAGGCCAGGAGCAGGAGCAAAAGCAAAGGAGAAGATAGTAACGCCGGAAGGCGAGGTCGTATGTGCTGATAAGGTATCATCCGAGAGCGCAGAAGGCTTTGGCTACATCTCACACTTTGCCACCTGCAAGGCAAGAAACCGTTGAGAAAAAGAAAAGCCGCCCCTTTGACAGGAACGACTCGTGACTGAGAATATTATACTCGCAAACGCGAGAAAAGTCAAGGAGGCGACATTATGGCAACGGAAAATAAGGAGAAGGCAAAGG